ACCCAAATTTTGCATACGTGGATTTGTAATCATTTTAGCCGCAACTGTCCTTCCTCCTATTCTGCCTAGCCATTTCTGTAGAGTTGGATAATTTCCTGTTACGACACCGTAAATCAAATCCGACGCTTCATTATACTGCATAAGAGCTTGAGCTAAATTTGGAGACATACGACTTGAATTTGTGGCAAACCGCCTAGATAAATCATTTGTTAATCTAAAATCTTTTGCTAGACCAGGGCTGGTTCGTTCCAATGCGTTCATCAATGGACCCTTCAACGTTCCAATAGCTCTATCCGAAGTATGCTTGCCCATTTTGTAGTTTAGATGTTGCCAAAATGTGATTACATCATCTATTTTTGTAGGTCCCTTGAACAGAGTTTGTAATTCGTCTCTTATTAGATTTCTCTGTTCTTTTGGGAATTTTGCAACAATACTATCGATTCCATGCCTAAGATTGTGAGTATCTTTAGCAGAAATTGCAGAGCTCATTTCTGGTCTATCCCTAAAATCTTTCCAAACTTCTGACAACGCATTACTTCCCTGTCGAAATGTTCGTTTTACCGAAGCTCCTTTATGAGCAATATCCCCAGCGATTTGCTTGAATGTGGAAGGATTTTCTGTCATTAACGCTAGAGCTTCTTCATTAAGACCAAGTCCTCTTCCGTAACGAAGGAGTTCTTTTTCATTTCTAGCCGCTTGAGCAGTATAGTGTTCTGGAAGTAAGTCTGGAAACATTTGGCTAAGTTTTTCATGAATCCTTCCTCCACCTTTTTTGAGAATTGTTTTTCCAAGATTTGGTAACGAAGTTCCAGCAATTTCTCCTAAGGTTTGAGCAACTTCTCCTCCTCCACCGGCTCTTACTAGTTCGCTAGATCCTGCGCCTATTGATGCTTTCCCTGCATGTCTAGGAAGCGATCGTAAATAAGATTTTCCTATGTCTATTAATCTAGCACCTGCCTTTTGGGGAGCGCCACCGCCTAACCATGGAAGAATACCAATACCTTTTTTGAGAATATTTGGACCAAAATCCTCGCCTATGGGGTGGGATTGTTTAAAACGTTCAACAACATTATTTTCGCTTGGAATAGTAGGGCCGTTTTCTAGGTCTTGCATCTCACGCGATTCTGCGTTAGGATCGGCTCCCCAAGTTTCAGGGCTTAATTCATCTCTCTGTGTTGGAAATAATAGATTTCCAAGCCACGATAAATCTCCAGCTAGCTCTACTGCCGCTTGCCCAACAGCATTTCCATACCTTTCACCAGAAGTAAGGTCTTCAGCCTTAGGATTGGTATCTGGTCCTAGCGATGCTTCGAGAAATTTTCTTTGGTCATCGGTCATTTCCTTTTTGGACTTTGCCATTAGGTCACCTCAGAGTAGTTGGGTATAGTGTACCCAAGTCGCGTCGCATTTTCAAATAACTTATCGAGGTCTCCAGAATAGTCTGCACTCATAATCCTAGCCATTTTTGGAGTCAACGGCGTTCCTGGATCAACTTTTTTTCTTCGGTCTTTGTACAGTTGAGAATCCCCAATTTCTTCCTCTTGAAGCTCTCTAATCTGGTAGGATGATTTATTTATTATTTTATTGTATTCTTTTGAGGCTTCTTTTTTTGCTCTATCAGCTGTATCAGCCTTAGCGCCGCCTTCTCTAGTGACAATGTCATCCCAAGCTTTTAGATAAGCTTCTTCCATAGCAATTTCCGCCTTTTGAGCGACAAGAAATGTCATATTGGCTTGTTTGGACTGACCAATTTTAGGGAAGTTATCGAAGATGGCTTTTTCTATGAATACGTTTTGTCCTTTGGCGGTCACATTAGCAAGATTTGAGAATAAGTTCTCTTTTGCGGCAGCACCTAATGCAGCACCATGAGCTGTTTTAAGAGCATCAATTCCAGTAATATCTGCCAGCTTGTTTAGGCTTAAAAATCCAACCTCTCCAGAATTTATGGCATTTTCTGCCATGTTTATGGCTAATTTTTTTCTGCCTATAGAAGTTCTAATTGAATTGATTTCTTCGCGAGCTGGTTTTGACTGCTCTAGATTTCTCTTGGTTTCCTCGGCCTCTTTTCCACTAACAGAGTTCCTTTTGGCCAATAGGGCTTCACCAAATCTACGTATATTTTCATAAGGAGATGCAATCATTTGGAAGATTTCTTCCTCTCCCACCTTATTTATATCGAATGGTTCTTTGGCTTCTGGATGAGTTTCCTGTTCTCTTCCATTAGCCTGATAAGGCTCGACGGATTCTAAAGATTCTAACTCTGACCCATTAGGCATCTGAGGAGATTGCTTGATATCGGATCCGCCATGTAGTTGAGTAGCCATATCTGCAGACGTATAATTGGGACCACCGTTTCCTTTTTCTCCAATACCATAAGGTTCACGATAGGAATTTTGTGAGTTATTGCCAAAAATCCCACTAAGAAAACTATTAGAACCTTCAGTTTTTGCGCGCTCTTTTATTCCTGGATCAAAAGACCCGAAGGCACTTTGAATTAATCCTGAATCTACACCTTGTTGAGCAGCAATATTTCTTGCCTGAGCCAAAGCGTTGGGAGTCGGATTTGATCCTAGATTTTTAAGAATCGACCCAAGGATTGTAGCTCCTTGAACTCGTTGCTGTGCCTGTTGTTCTGCTTGTCGTTGTTCGTATAACCTTTGAGCTTGAGACATCTTATCTTGGTATTGACGAGCTCCTCGAAGATTTAAAGCTTCTCCAAGAGCGCTTCCAAAATTTTCAATTCCTCTACCAAGAGCCGCATCGCTAGAAAAAATGATCGGTGATACTGCCATGTTAACCCCCTAAACCAAATGCGCCTGACCCAATTTTGGCTCCCGCCGAAATGATTGGTCCGAGTAGCCCTTGTTTCTGATCGATCAACGGACTGTAGGTATGCTGGCTTTGATATCCGCCAAGTTGACCCAGTGCGTGTAGACGGTTCTGTTGGTTATTTTGGTAGAATTGACCGTAGCCTTGGCCAAGCTGAGTGGTAAGATCGGTAGCACTACGAGCCAAAGCGTCATTTAGAGCAGAGGATGCTCCTCCCGATCCTTCCGCGAATTGCTGCTGAATTGCAGGGAGAATTCTTTGTTGATATTGTTGCAGGGAAGGATCAATGATCGCTTTTTGGAACGCTGCTTGATCTTGCTCTGGGCTATACGGACTCGTGAACTGGCCGTACGATTGCGCTGCTCCCTGCTGAGTCTGACCCAGAATCGAGCTCAGAAACTGTTGCTGCTGCGGAGTCAGCATTTCTACGTTTCCCTTGTGGCTCACGCCTCCCGTTAGGGTCTTCCCCATCTTCTACCTCGCTATATTCCATTAGAATAGATTTTGATTGTTTGAAGCCATGCTTTTCAGAATGTTTTGGGTACTGCGTCACCCAATAAATCTTCTTGAGATCGGCTTTGCGTCTTATGAATTTGACATGTGCCGCAAGCTTTCCTACCGCCTTTCCTTTAGACCAGTATTCACGATCGATAGAATAGTTTTGAATCACTAAATCTCGAGTTAAAGGCTCTACCGTAAACCACAGGAAGCCTTTTGTGATGTTCTCAGAGTCGACAAGAACGTAAAGGTGCGAAAATGGGTTTAATTCCGGAGTGGAACCCGTAGATTTGAGGCAATTAATCTCGTGGAACTTGATGTAGTCGTCAACCGTCCAATCCCTGTGCTTGATTTGCTCAATCAAATACTTAGGAATGTGAACCGGCGTGAAGATTCTAACCCATCTCAGGCTGTCAATGTCGTTTTCCATGTGTTCCCCTTGCGTGCCTGACAGCGACTATCCTCTGGGGATGCGCCTTAAGCCTCGCGGTTGCTATTGTTCTACGGCGTTTCAACGCCTATGTAGCGGATGTGACCTATCAGTCTTCCAGCCGCTGCAATTCCTATATTTGCAGTAGCGTTACCGCTACCTGATGACCAAATCTCTCCGCGAGTCGTGCCGGGGATCGCGTTAATGGTAAGGATGGTCTGACCTGCACCATAAGCGATCGTTGATGTCTGAAGGGCTCCCACGAATGGCATTCCGTCATTGGTCTTTACCTTGTACGGCAACTCTAGGTAAAGATTCCCTGTGGAACCTACATTCGCCGTCCAGCTTACATCAAACCACACATCGGTCATGATGCTTTGACGGAACGCACTTCCGTATTGAGCCGTGTAAGTAAAGGTTCCAGCGTTCGTCGTCCCCTTTAGAATCGGTACCCACTTGTACTTTTCAAACGAGCTATTTAGGAATACTCCGTTGCATTCGTCTGCAATTTGGTTGTCCCTATCGCACAAAGAAAAGACGAGCTCGCTTAAGTACCCATCAACGTCTTGTATATTCTCAAATGTCTGCTTGATTGGGTATATATTTGTTGACGGAAGCGTCATTCTCCCACCATCCTGCCTTTGAATGGGCTAAAGTCTGGCTTAAATGCATTGATGTGAACCGGCATGTCAGTACCGTTGGACGTAATTTTGATCTGGTGAGTGTAACCGATTCCTCCACCAAACACGCGTTTCCAGGTTTTATCCTTATATATCCCGCGTCTATAGACCGATCCTCCCCCTGTGTAGGGATTGAATCCTGAAGAATCCACGCCATTTAGGCTGAAGGTATTCGAATCGATAACGGATATCGTGTAAGGTCCCTCGTTAATGGTCCTCATCCCATCTACTCCATAGATGTAAATGATGTCACCCGTCACTAAGCCATTGTTAGAAGCCAAAACAATCGCAGGATTGCTCTGTGTGATGGCCTGAATGTTTTCCACAAAGTTCAAATTCGGCAGGAATGTAATTTCCTTCGTGGCGTAAGCGTCCTGCATGTCGTCTTTATAGAATTCCACGGTAGCTTTTGTGCGCGTATCGCAGTCTACATAGATATCAACGTAGTTTAGCCTAGCTGCAGCGCCCTCATTCTTGAACGGGTTCCAATTCGCAGACAGGATGGTCGTAGGAATTGCCTCTCCGTCATCATTAGCCCCATTCTCGAGCATGTAAACTTGCCCAGTGATGTTACCGCCTAGCATGGTTTCGCCATTATTCTGCCATGAGTAATCCTGGATCGTATCCTCTCCGCATTCGTCGATCGAAAGGTCCAGATTAGGAGCCACAAAGTCATTGATGGCTAGGTCGCGTTTGAAATTTCCATAACCTAAGCAATTGAGAGAGATGGTGTAAGTCGTGTAAGCTTGCGATTCGTCATCGTTGACGAGAGCGCGGTTATTTTCTTCCTGCTCTAGGTCTGCATAAAGCAGCCAAGTTCTCTTGTAAGTGTAACTTCTTAGACCAAAAACCTTCTGGAACTGATCCGCGTTGATCGATGTAGACGTGAACGTGCCAATTTTTTGGTCTACGCGTCTTGTTTCTACCCCGTCAGTGGCGGTAATGCCCCTGGTTCCTGCAGCGATTACAAATCTATCGAAGCCAACAGAAGCCATTTTACCGTCGCATGCGCGGAAGTCATTAATCTTGTACCAGCGGAACGGGGCAATCTCGTTGCTTGGTATGCTTCGTAGAGTCCAAACACTGTTGGTGAAGAAGACAATGATCTGATTAGACAGTGCCTTACCCGAAATAATTTGGTCTCCTGTACCCGCATCCACAAATCCCCCGTTGCCTACGGTGGGTTCGGACCAAACTCCAGGGTTATTGACTCCGCACCATCGAGCCCTTTGAGCGTGATTGGTTACGGTTCCAGTACCCGAGTCCTTTTCGAAAGTATTAAGAGCGATGAGGCGTGAATCAAGGACGAAAAGCAGCTTTGCTCCCACCAAATCGTTAGATGCGCTCGTGCTTTTTGGAAGTAATGCCACGGTAGTAGACGTCGTTCCGTCGTAGTATCTGATGCCATTTAGATTTGAACCATCGAGCGGAAGTCCATTAGTAAAATATAGCCGTGGGACGATTGAAGAAGAGGTCCAATTGATAGCCCAGATGTAATCCAGACTCCCTCCAGACATGATTGGACCCGAATCGAGCACAGTGTAATCAAAGGTTGCCCCGCTATAGACGTTTGCTCTGGTCGTGTTGAAAGCTAAACTTGATTCTGTGCCATCTGGCTGAACAAATCGGGTTAGACCCATTACCCTATCGGTGCTGTCAGCTTGTTTTCCAGCTGTTCCATCGGACACATAAGCAGCGTAACCGCTTGTGTCTATTCCTAACGAAAACGTGGTAGCCGTGAGAACAGTGATTGAGAACAACCGGTTGTTAACGTCGACCATTCCCACCACGTTTGCGATATAAATACGGTCGCCTGTTGTGTAACCGTGGCTAGCCGTGGTCGTCACAACTCCAGGGTTTGCCTGTGTGATTCCTGAGATGACCTTATTGGTCTCAGTTGTCTTCATGTGCCCAAATTTAATGTAACCGAATCGCTTTTGAATGAAGCCGTGACGAACGTGAACGTTGTCGGCCTGTTCAAAGCTATCTGGTGGAGAGATCCACGACTCCGTATCCAGCGCAATACCGGTGACGAACGGAGCGATCATCTGGGGCACGAGCGAAGAGGGCCGTGGATCTGGCTGCATTAAACTTGTCCTCCGGAAACTGTAAAGGAACACGACGCGGCAAATAATGTTCCAATGTCCATCCGATATGTCCTAATAATGAACACCGAAGAAGACACGATTTCACAGTTAGCGGCAACTCCTAGAGCGCCCGATGTCAGGCACGTAGCTGTAGGAACGTAAAGGGTGTTGGTAAAACCTGGAGACAGCGTCACAGTGTAGGTACCTGCACTACCCGAGATGGTGCAATTCTTAGCAACAATCGTACCGCCTCCCGAGCTAAACGATCCGTAAGCCAAAACGAAATGATTGGCCGTCAAAACAGGCGTGTATGGAGCCATCGTAAGGTTAACCATCTTGAAGCCCATGGTAAGGCTGCCAATTTTCCCCTGAGAACTGTACTCGATTACGTTGCTGTCAGCATCGATTCCGTACAATTCAGGCTTTCCAGCAGTCCCTTCCTTGCTATACAGGACGTAACCGTTGGTTCCTAACGTCACTGGATCGACCGGAGCCACTCCAGGAGTGGTTCTGTTTTGCAGATTGTTAGCATTTAGCCGACACGTTGAATCTGCAGTCTGCAAAGCCGCAAAATTAGGTCTAATTTGCAACGATAGGTTGCGCACCTTGACGGTGTCTTGCGGTAATGTCGAATCCCAGGCCATGATACCTCAAAAGTTAGGGGCTGCGCGCGTATTTAGTAGATTTTGTTCCGTTCTAGCAAGAACATAGCTAACTTGCTCCCTATAAAGAGCCGTTACCTGGGCGTATCCGTCCATTTCGCCGTAGTCTGCCATGATGTTTCTGGCTGTTCCGTAAGCAATTACGGGACCCCACTCGTCAAGAGGCGGTCTGTCAGTCGCGTTGACAAGAGGGTCCGTAACTTTGTATGCCTTGCACTGGAACCTGTAAGCCGTGTTAGGCACAGGGAACAATTGAAGCTGATTATTGAACATCAAAACGGCTTGCGGTCTTCCCGGATTGAACAGCCCTGATGTAAGAATGATATTCTGACCGTTAGGAGGTGCCGTGGCAAAGGCAACAGTGACGGCTCCTGTCTGATAGTTCACCGTGCATGAACCGCCCTGAGTGCCCGTAATAACAACGTTTGAGAGCGTCCAATTTTTGTTGGTGTCTTCGAAGTACTCAACGTTGTCTGTTAGCACCAAAGTCCCCGGCATCACAGGGAATCCCTGAAGAGCCGTATTGAAAACTGTTGTGGTTCCGTCTCCCGTCCAGGGTACTCCCTGCTGAATCTGAAGAGGGTTTGCATTAAAGAATGCGGCCGGATCTTGGTACCAAAGGCTGCTTTGGAAGTCAAAAAGAGCCGGGGGCACAAGGTTAGTGTACCCTTCCGGCAGATCATAATAGGCTTGATTGGCGATCGTCAGAAATTCGTAATAAGTAAACTGCCTCTCCAGCTTCATTTCCGCTGGGAAAATATACTGGTAGTACTGGTTGATGCGGTTGTCGAGCTCCGCATTCGTAATTTCTAAATCAGTGAAACGACCAGCTACCTGGCGTGTCTTATTACGGATTTCTCCAAGCGTCCAAACTGCCATTTTATTCCTCGTAGACCTGTTTAAGCTGGAACCTTTGCTTCTCGCCGGCGATCTGCTTCATTAAAGACCCTTGGCCGTCAGGAATCCACCGATAAATTGGAGTTCCCAAAGATTCTACGTGGCGTTGCACGTGACGAGGAAGCGGGTATGTCTTGCCGTGTTCAAGATGGAACATGGTATGGACCTTAGTATTTCCATAACCAAATTCTTCGCTGTGTCCGGGTTCTTCCATGTTGTAAAACTGGAACTTGCCCATTTCACGCAAATACGCCTCTTCTTTAGCCGATGCGGGAGGTTTTCCCAAGATAGGAAGAGTAGCCAAAAACTTAGGATCGGCTTGTCGTTGCTGATGGAAAACTGATGTCATAATGTATTCCTTTGTTGTGAAGGGAGGGGATCTAAGCCCCTCCCGTCGGGATTATGCGCCGTATAGAGAATTACTTACGACTACATGGTAAACAGAACTTGCAGTTTGAAGAGCTGTACCAATACGTAGTTTCCGTTCAGCACGGTTTACGATAGGTACAGGCTTGTCGTTTGCGTCCTTAACACGGAAGCAATTACCACCAGAAACATAAACACCATACGATGTCGAGTTAGTGGCTGTTGTAAGTGCATTGCCGCTGATGGAAACGATAACGTATTCTTCGTTTGGATTGGTGCCGGCGCCGCTATAAGCTAGTTCGGCAACACGAATAGTATCTCCAACAGCGAATTCCGCTCCGATCGCATCCGAGACCGTGATAACTGCAGGATTGGCATTTGTGAAGGCCGTAATCGACGATCCATATGTTGCACCATCAGAAATCATCGACACACCACCCGAAGTAATGTATGCGCTTGTGTCTGTAGCGGCGCTATCAGTGTTTTTCACTGTCATAGCAGAAGCTGCAGGCATAGTGTCTGACCAAAACGCTCTTTTCACAACTCCTGGATTAGCAGTGCTTGCTTGGCCAGTTTGGTTGTAAATTTGAACGCAAACTGCGTCATAACCTAAGTTTAGATCAACGTTGACTGGCGATGCAGCTGACGTGAATGTGAATGTCTGTGCCATAATTCAATACCTCATGTTTTACGTTACGTGTTGTCTACACTCAATTACGAGTGGGTTGCCATCAGGTTGCACATGAAGGCATCGTTTAGAATACGAGCACAGAAGGGATGCTGCCACCCCACGGTACCACGTTGGTCAAGTGGGTCAGCAGAACCTGCAGAACCAAGAGGCTTAACATAGAAGTCTCCTGTTTCAGCTTGTAGGTGGATAACACCGTAAGCTTCCTCACCAACAACGAAGTTGTTGTAAACTGCTGGTGTCGCACTAGAAACGCTTCCGATAGAAGTTAGCAACCATCTTACGTTACCAGTTTGTCCCCATTCGCCATCCAGAACAGAACCTTGACCAGCGTAGTTAGCTACGTTAGCGAAGTTGCTGCACTGCTCTAGGTCGTCTAGAAGATCTGTGGACATTAGTCCCCAGTAAGCTTGACGAACAGGAGTTGTTGCGAATAGGTTAGCACCAGGAACAACCTTCGAAATCATCAAAGCATTGTTACCCATCAGAAGCTTCGTTACCGCTGCAACGTCTTGGCTTGTGATGTTTGTAGGAGTCTGTCCGTTTGTACCGTTAGCGCACTGAAGAACAGTCGATGTAGAAGCAAGAACATCACGAGTGATCTCATCGATGGTTTGCGCCATATTCTGAGCAATCAGCTGTGTTGTTTCGTTAAGGATGCGATCCTCAACAGTAAGCTCTACCTGGTTAGTAATAGTAACGTAGTTACCATAGAACTGAACCTGCGCCTTGATATCGTTTACGGATAGTGGAGCACCTGGAGGTGTGATACCGTCAACGAGAGGGATTGGTACAGTAGCTAGTCTAGAATAGCGACGGAAAACAATGGTGTCACCATTCTTTGCAGGAAGGATACGCTTTTGCGCAAACTTTGTGTGGATCAGTTGTGGGTACGCTGTCATCAAGAGAAGACGGTCGTAGTACTCGCGAACTGCTGGTGGCAGGATTGCCACAGTTGTAATAGTCATAGATGAACCTTAGTTATAGCCCCTATTCCTTTGGGCAAATTTCATGAACTCATCGTCACTCATTTGGCTATACTTTTTGACCATATTGACAGGGGAGTTATTCCCTACAGCCGCTAAGGAACCGCTCTGGTTCGCGTTGGCAACAATCCGTTCAGCGTCAGCATTACGCTTGGTGCTTTTGGTTTTGTTTCGGTATGCGTCTGAGTTTGTGGCAAGGTAGTAAGCTAATTCGTAGTCCCGGGTTTGTTCAAGAGTTTGAGCAAGGGAGGGATTGGATTTTAAGACTTCTGGAAGATATCTTGTCACGGCTTCTTGGTAGTCGGGGTATTTTTGCGCCATGCGCATTTCCTCGACAGAACCCTTGACCTGTTGCTGGAATCCCGAGGCGAGCTTTTTAAACTGCCCTACAGTGAGTACATCCTCGTCGTCGAGCGAATCAAGTTCGCTTCTTTCTTCGGGCTGCCGGGATCTTCCTTGCGTAGCTTGTAGGAGGCTAATGTGGTCCTTGACAAGCTGTAGTTCTTCTTCAACCTTTTGTCTATGCGACCGTTCCTGTTGTAACGCTGATAATGGCACATTTTGTACCGCTGGCGTCCCAGATTGGTCTGCACTTTCGATCGGTTGCTGAGCGGCGGCCCCAGAATTAAAATCGCCCGTAGTTTCATCTGACATGATTATCCTTCGCCCTAAAGCCGGCGGCGCTATTGAGTTATATAAGCCCCAGGAATGGTGGTAGTTTCCGTGACTACCTCATCGCAGGATTTAGCCCCGTAAATACGGAGGGCGTCAAAGTCAAAAGGTCTCTGAGGCATATTGACTTCCCATTGGATTCGGCCAATATTGTTGTCTACCTTAGCAACGATTTGCCCTACCATGCTGTTAGGCCTGGTCGAGTATGCTTTGACGTGTTGTACCAGTGTGTGCTTACCATCTACGTGCGCTCCTTTGTACGGCTTAGCGAAAAGGACAATCCAATAAGGATCCGTGCGGCCCTTATTATGATTTATGATGTCTTCAATTCGCTTCTGCACGTCTTCCATGATCGCATCGCGGGTTTCCCCAGTCTCCTGAACCATTGATCAACTCCTTATCTTTGATAAGGCATTGCAGGTGCTGGATAGCCGCGGTTTCCCTGATCGGCATATTGCATGCGTCCCATGTCGCTGCTTTCAGCCATGGTATTGATCTTCTTCACTGGGTACGCGTGTCCGATACCGCCGGCGCTTGGTCCTGCGTGTGGTTCAGCACGGTCGCCCTTAGCCATAAAAGCTGAGCCATAAGCGTCTTTCATTTTAGCCATTTGGTAACCCCATTTGTTGTTGCGGGACTTGTTGTCCCGGATTAACCTGCGGCGGGTTTAGGTCATTCAAAACCGTAGACACATCCGCAAGATTTGCTTGCTCAGAGATCTGAGCGACATCGATATCTTCTGATTTGGCGCGTTTTTCGTCGCCCTCGTTACCCATTTCCATCATCCTGATGAGCTTCAGGTACTTGATCAAGCGCTCATCGTCCATGCTGTCGAGTTCTTTGACCGCTTTGGCTCTTTCAAGTGCCGATCTCGACCTGTTTTCGACCGCCATCGAGTTGCGTTCTTCTTGAAGGCCCATGTTGGCAACGGCGCGAGTAAACCGCTCTTTGCTGGACGCAATATCGT